GTTCTTTATAACCTTACTTCTGACCAACGATTAAAAGAAAACATCCAAGACGCAGATTCTGCTTCTGCCTTAATTGATGCCATTCAAGTTCGTAAGTTTGATTGGAAATCTGACAGTTCACATCAGCGTTATGGTTTTATTGCTCAAGAACTTGTGACTGTTGCACCAGAAGCGGTATATCAACCTACCGACACAGAAGAAATGATGGCTGTAGACTATTCTAAATTAGTCCCAATGCTTATCAAAGAAGTTCAATCCCTTCGTGTCCGTGTGGCACAACTAGAAACAAACTAAAAGGTTAACTATGACCACCAGTTGGACAATCACACAAACTGACTACTTAGTAGCAGATGGGTTTATTACCACAGCGCATTGGACTTGCACAGCAGTAGATGGAGACTACACAGCCTCTGTTTATAGCACTTGTTCTTTTGCCCTTGCTACACCATCCATCCCTTACAACAGCGTAACTGAAGCAGAAGTGCTGAATTGGTGTTGGGCTAATGGCGTGGACAAAGATGCAACAGAAGCAATCCTAGCAAGTCAAATTGCCTTACAGAAAAACCCTGTAACGGCTACTGGAGTGCCTTGGTGAACTACGCTTGGAAAATACTAGACATTTACGCTGATGGTGAAAAAATTACCTCGGCTAAATACCATTGCGCTGTTTTTGATGGTGAAAATACAGTAGAAACAGAAGGCTACGCTACTTTTGATGGCGAAGCAAAAACTGCTTTTTCTGAAGTAACAGAGGAAATGGTTGCACAATGGGCTAAAGAATCGCTGACAATCAATGGCGAATGTCTAGTAGAAAAGCGTTTGAGCGAGCAACTGGCTAACTTAGCAAAGAAGCCTGCTGTCGCGCCTTGGAAACCACAGATATTTACGCCTGACTTATAAGGGTTAACCATGACAGTCCCAATAGACATTGTTTCTCGCGCACTAAAAGATATTGGTGCATTGGAGGCTGGCGAGACACCGACACCAGAAGCCGCGCAAGACGCTTTTGATATGCTGAATGACCTTATCGACCAATGGTCGAATGAGGACATGATGGTATTTAATGTGACTGAGATTATCTTTCCCGTAATAGCGGGTCAGACTCAATACACGATTGGCCCCGTAGCATCAACGGCTAACTTTATTGGCGCTTCGTTTACAGGCTCAATCTCTGGTGACATTCTTACTATTACTGGAATAACCTCTGGTGCTGTGGCACAAGGGCAAACCCTAAGTGGTACGGGTATTACATCTGGAACAAGAATTGTTGACTTTATTACTGGCGCTGGTGGCAACATCAACGAAGTAGGAACATACAAACTAAACATTAGTCAAACAGTATCATCAACTTTGATAACTGCTTACTACGAAAAGCCATTACAGATTAACTCTGCTTTTGTGCGGATTAACACCAATTCAAATGGTATGCCCATCATCAATGGTGGCTTGGATTACCCAATATCAGTTTTGGCGTTGCAAGATTATGAAATGATTGGTCTAAAAACGCTAAGTGGGCCGTGGCCAAAAGCGATTTACTTTAATCCTGGCGCTGATACGGGTAACCTTTTTGTGTGGCCAAACCCCTCACAGGGCGAGATGCACTTGTTTGCCAACACCATTTTCAGCAGATACAGCACTTTATATGACACCATAAGCCTGCCACAAGGCTATGCAATGGCGCTCAGATGGTGTTTAGCAGAGCGTTTAATGCCTATGTACGGCAAAGCCTCACAAGTGCAAATAGCGATGATTAGTGGTTATGCGGCACAAGCAAAAGCGACTATCAAGCGCAACAACATGACACCGCTACAAGTGGCAAGATACCCAGATGCTTTGATGAACACTCGCGCTAAAGATGCGGGTTGGATTCTTACTGGGGGGTTTGTCTAAATGGACTTTGGACTTGTTGGGCCTTCCTACTCTGCGCCTTCGATTTATCAGGATGACCAAGAGACAATCAATTTCTTTCCAGAGATTGACCCTCTGAAGCAGGCTGGTGAGCGTGGCGTAGTTGCGCTGTACCCAACGCCAGGTCTTACTCTAAAAGCCTTACTGCCAAACCTACAAGAAGTGCGCGGTATGCGTACTGTGTCGGGTGGTTTGCAAATGGTCGTTGTGTGTGGCTCTTATGTCTACGCAATGACTTCTAACTTAGTCCCATCTGTAATTGGGCTTTTGAACTCAAGCACAGGTCGTGTGTCCATTACTGATAACGGCATCAATGTCTATATCGTAGACGGGGCTTACCGCTATACATGGCGCATATCTTCGCCTGCTAACGCGGTGTTTACTGGTTCGACCTCTGCAACGACATTAACTGTCACTTCTATGTCTAGTGGCACTATTGCGATTGGACAGTCGCTTTATGGCGTAGGAATAGCGGCAGAAACAGTTATAACGGCTCTAGGTAGCGGTTCTGGTGGCGTGGGTACATACACCATCAATGTGTCGCAAACAGTCTCTAGTAGGTCTTTAAACTCGACTGCTGTGGGTGCTGTGGTGACTGCAACCATTGCTACCAATGTTTTGACTGTAACTGGCGTAACAAGTGGCATTTTGTATCTTGGGCAAACAATCCAAGGCGCAGGCGTAACCGCTGGAAGCGTGATTACGGCTTTTGGTACAGGCTCTGGTGGAGTCGGAACTTACACGCTAAGTACAAACAGCACAGTCGCGGTTGGTGTCACTATGTACGCTATCAACTTTTCTGTTCTGCCTTCGACTGACGGGGCTTTTAGCGGTGGCAATACTTGCGACATAGTAGACAACTACTTTGTGTACGACAGACCAAATTCCCAACAATGGGGTGCATCTAACTTACTTTCTCCTATATCTGGTTCTACTTCGTATTCAACTAAAGATGGTGCGCCAGACAACTTAGTGGCTCTTATCGTTGACCACCGCGAAGTCTATTTGATGGGCGAGGTTTCGTCAGAGGTGTGGATTGATGTGGGCGCTGTGCCTTTCCCGTTCCAGAGAATCCCAGGCACTTCCACCCAACACGGCATTGCGGCTGAATTTTCTCTTACTAGATTAGGTAATTCGTTTGCGTATGTATCACGAAATAGTCGTGGACAAGCGCAAATTATGCAAATGAACGGCTACACGCCTACCAGAATTTCTAATCACGCTGTCGAAAACACCATAACAAACCAATACATTGATGACGCTATTGCTTGGACTTATCAATTAGAAGGTCACGAAGTTTATGTCGTTACTTTCCCTGCTCTAGATTTGACTTGGGCGTATGACTCAACGACTCAAATGTGGCACAAGTGGCTTTACACTAATTCTGACGGCTCATACTCTAGACATAGAGGTAATTGCTGTGCAGTCTTTCAAGGCATGGTCTTGGTTGGGGATTACTCTAACGGCTCAATCTATGAGTTAGACAAGTTAAATTACACCGACAACGGGCAAAATGTACGCAGATTAAGACGCGCACCGCATTTGGTGGCTGACTTACAAAGACAATACTTTGATGAATTGCAGATTCAGTTTCAGCCTGGCGTTGGCACTACGGGTCTTACTGTTGGGCTTTCCTCTAACATTTACCTCAATTCGCCTTTTATCATCTACCCAACTCAGACATTTACGATTAACCCATTTCAGACTTATGTAATCGGTATTAACTCAAGTGTGGGAACTACATCAACAACGACCTATCCACAAGCAATGCTGAGATGGTCAAACGATGGTGGCTCTACTTGGTCACGCGAGTATTGGGTAACTATTGGTCAACAAGGTAAATATAAAAATCGTGCCATTTGGCGCAGATTGGGCATGGCTAGGGATAGAGTTTACGAAGTGTCTATAACTGACCCAGTAAACGCTGTGATTGTCTCGGCTAATCTAAAAGCAACTGCTGGAGAAAATTGATGGCTACTGGCATTTCCAATACCGCGCAGTTAAATCCATATCCACAGTCTGAGTTTTTGGATGTAAACACCAAAAGACCGACACGCGCTTGGCAACAGTTTTTTCTTAATCTACTTAACTTCAGTTCTGCGGCTACGGCTACGGCTGGTTCTGCCACTTTACCCGCCAATCCTGTGGGCTTTATAAACATAACCATCAATGGTGTGCCATATAAAGTTCCCTATTACAATGTATGAAAATACTACGCATACCGCCAGAACAAGTCGCACAAAGGTGGTCAACCATCGTGCCTTTTCTGGAAGATGCGTTAACTAAAGCAGTAGCGGATGTAAATGCAGACCAAGCAAAGGTGTATTTATCGTCTGGTCAATGGCTTTTGTTGGGTGGCTTCGAGGGTGAAAATCTGTTAGGCGTTGTCGCAGTTCAATTTTCAAATCGAGCAAATGACAGGGTTGCGTTTATTACTGCCGTTGGTGGTAAAGAAATAATAAATGAGACTTTGATTGATGAATTTCGCACTATCTTGAGAGCGCAAGGCGCAACGATGATTCAAGGTTGTGTGAGGGAATCGGTTGCAAGATTGTTGCGTAGGTTCGGATTTGCTGAACGCGCTATATTGGTGGAGAATAAACTATGAGATACAACGCCTTTTATGGTGAATTGCCATTAGAAGCCTTTAAACCCATCGGTGGGCGTATGCGCCTATATGGTGGTGGTGACCCTATTTCTGCGGTTTCTGATGCAGTCTCTGGTGCTGTTTCTGGCATTGGCGATATTGGTCAAGGCGCAATAGATGCGGTAAGTGATTTGGGCGTATCAATAGACCAAACTGTGCGCGATGTGTTGCCAGGCGGTTGGACTACCGCGGCTTTGTTAGCGGCTGGTTATTACTACGCACCAGAAATCGGTGCTTACATGAACGCCACTACTGGCAGTACAGTACCTCTTGCAGAAGTAATAGATTTAGGGGCTACTGACGCAAGTTTGGGCGCGGCTGGTGCAGTTAACGCTGGTTTGCCTGCTGTTACTGCAACAGGCGCTACATTGGCAGATTTAGGTGCTACGCCTAATATTGGCACTTTGCCAGTAGCGGGGCCACCCGTTCAAGTTGCAAGCCTTGCCCCAGAAGCGGGTCTTTCTTCTGTAACTCCAGCCACAACAGGTTCTAATTTCTTGTCTGGCATGGGAGATGTTGCCGCGACTGAGGGTGCTGGTGTTGCTGGAACTGGCATATTGAGCAATGCGCCTGCCGCGGCTGGTTCTTCATTTTTGTCTAGCCTTATACCTTCAACCCCAATCGGTCAACTTGCCGCAATATCGGGTGCTACGGGTTTAGGCTCTGCTTTGATTACTTCAGATGCGGCTAAAAAAGCGGCAGATATTCAATCAGCCGCCGCACAAAACGCATCTGCTTTACAAGGGCAGATGTTTAACACCATTAACCAACAACAAGCCCCATACAGAACGGCTGGTTATGGTGCTTTAAATCAATTAGGTGGTTTGGGTACTGGTACATATCAAATGTACGATGCCGCAGGCAACCCAACAACACAAGGAACTGGAACTGGTTATTTACAGCACCAGTTTGGCCCTGCCGACCTACAAGCGGGTCTTGCGCCTAACTACGACTTTATGCTTCAGCAAGGTCAGATGGCTAACCAAAGACAAGCCAATCTTGGAGGTGGTGGTATTGGTGGCAATGCGTTACAAGGCTTAAATAAATTTACCCAAGATTACGCTGGCAATGCTTATCAAAACGCATTTACAAACTATCAAAACCAAAGAAATAACATTTACAACACCTTGGCGGGTATAGCGGGTATTGGTCAAACTGGTCAAACGGCAACTAATACTGCCGCCCAAAACGCTACAACCGCACAATCTCAATTAGGCGTTGGAAGTGCCGCCGCACAAGCCGCTGGCAACATTGGTACTGCAAGTGCTTATGGTAACGCTTTGAGTGGTCTAGGCAGTAACTTAACATTGGCTACATTGTTAAATCAGCGTGGCAATGTAACCTTGCCTTCGGCATAAGGAAACAAAATGGCTGACTATCAATTTAATACAGACCTAACGCCAAAAGTTCAAGGCACAAATATTGCCGACATGGTAAACATGGCTCGCGGTATTCAAAGTTACCAGCAAGCGCAAGAACTAAATCCATTGGCTGTACAAAAAGCCAGAATGGACATTGAGCAAGCGCAACAGATGAATCCTTTGGCTGTGCAAAAATCAACAGAAGAAGTTAAGCAAGCAAAAATAGGAACTGAAAGTGCCACAACTAAATTGGGTGGCGAAAAAATGCAAAAGTTTATGGATACTGTTGGCGCAAGAGTCACAGACCAAGAACTGTTAAGCGCTATTCAAGCCAAAGATAAGCAAAAAGTAAAAGACTTAATTTCTGGTGATATACAAGAGTTAATCTCTAATAAGGTATTAACGCCAGCAGAAGCAATGCAGTCTGGTGCGCGTATGCTTGATTTGGCAGACAACAACTTAGACGCAGTTCTGCCAGCACTTAAAAACTTAGTGACTAGGGCGGCAAGTTCAGAATCTAGGCTTGGTTTGCAAACTGGTCAGGTTGTAAAAATTGCTGGTGTTGACTATCAATACAACCCTGCTACTAACAAGTTGCAACAAATTGGCGCAACTCCTAATGCAACTGGTGGCGGGGCTGGAGGTACACCGCCACCAGCAAAAGCGCCAGCAAAAGGGCAAGAGTTATTTAGGGAAGATATGCCCATCGTGCCAGGCGCGGTCATGCAACTTAACGAGCGTCAACAAGCGCGTTATGCAGAAGGCGAAAAAATCCAAAAAGATAGCAACGACCAAGTAAAACACGCCAATGAAATGACGCAAAGCATCCGCAAAATTAGAGAAACCATTGGTTCTGCGGCTGGTAGTTTGACAGGACAAGCGTTGCGTAATGCGCTTAAAAGTGCTGTTGGTAGTGCTGAGTATGAAACACTTACAAAGAATTTAGAAGATTTGTATGTAAGAAATACCGAAGCAATGGGCGGTAATACAGACGCGGCTAGAGAATCAATTAGAAAAATTTCTGGTAGCGCAGACTTAACAAGAGAGGCGTTAGAGGGCATTATTGACAGAGTAGATGCAAGCAGTCATGCGTTGAAGAAATTTAACCAAGGCTTTAGCAACTATGCTAAGAATACTTCTACTGAAAACGCAAACATTCATGCTAGACAGTTTCAGCAGGCATGGACACAAAATGCTGACCCATTAGTGTTTATGGCTCAAACAATCAATGCGTCTAATAAGTCAAAAGCAGAAAAACAACTAATGCAACAAAAACTGCTTAAAGACTTAACAGATGACCAACTGGCAGATTTGAAGAAAAAAGCCAAAAACATTAAACTACTCGAAGCGGGTAAACGCATATCGGAGAATGACTAATGTCAGATGCAGATGTTGACTTCTTTACTCGACCTACTACGCAAAAAAAGCCTGCAAAAAATTACGAAAACATCGTAACGGATGAATTGCTTGATAGGCTAAAAGGCGTTGAAAGTAGTGGCGATACTTATGCTTTAAACAAACAAAGTAAAGCAAGCGGTGCGTATCAATTTACGCCAGAGCAAACAATAACAATGCACAAAAAAGGCATTGTTTTTAATCCTCTTGTTGAAAAAGAAGCCAGACAAGCGGCAAGAACTTATCTTCAGCAACTTGTTAATCAAAACGAAGGCGATATAAAGAAAGCATTGGCTCAATATGGTGGGTTTGTTAAAGCCGACCCTACTGAGTATGTAAACAAAGTAATGGGTGTAACAACGCCCAAATCTCCTACTGCACAAATAGCCCAAACAAGTGCGCCAGATGAAGATGTATCGTTTTTTCAACGAGTAGCACCACCGCCTGCACAGCCAACGCCAGAAGAACAAATAGGCAATCAAGCGGCATTTGGCATTTACCCAAGAATGGCTGGTAGTCGTAAAGTTATAGAAGAACGCAAGCCACCAACAACAGAAGGCATGGGTGGTTCTTTAGCGGCTATTGGTGATGTTGTTGCTGGTTTACCAAGTCAATTACTTGGACTTGCTGGCTATGGCGGTTTAAGGCTTGCTGGTAGAAGCCCAGAAAGTGCGGCTGACACAGCATACGGCACAGCGGGTTTAATTGCACAACCTATTGGCAAACTAACTGGTACGGCTGGAACGCCTGCTTATGAAAAAGATGTATTGACTGCACCATTTCGTCAACTTGGTCAATTTACGCAAGAAAAAGCAAAAAGCATTTCTGCAACAACTGGGATACCAGAACAGGATGTGGAATTTGCGCTTAATGCTGGTATGCTTGCCGCGCCTAAAGTTGCTAAGACGATTGTTCCACCCGTTGTAAAAGGCTTAACTAATGTAGGCGGTGCTGTACAAGATGTAAGAGCGCAAATGGCGCAACAACTTGCCGCCAAACAAGCGCAAACAACAGGACAACCAACGCCACAGGGTATGCAAAGTGGTGGTGCTATGGCGGCTGTGCCAGAAACAGTATTGCGAGCAAATATTGATTCTGCCCTTGCCAATGCTTCGCCAGAATTACAAACACAAATTAAAAATGTAAATCCACAAAAAGTAAATATTCCAGCATTGGAAACACGCGGATTAGAAGAAAAACATGGCGTTAATTTAAGTGTTGGTCAAAGAATTGGTGATACACAAAGATATGCCCAAGAATGGAACGCAAGAGCAGAAACACAAAAACTAGGGCAACATTTTGATGAACAACCATCACAAATCTCTAATGCTTTTGAAACTGCTAAACAAAAACACGCGCCAGATATTTCTTCTACCGCTGATGCCTCAGAACTTGGTCAATTACAAATTAATGCTTTGGCAAACAAAGATGTTCTTAGGCAACAAGCAATTAGCAAAGCCTACAAATCATTAGAAGATGCTAATGGTGGTCAATTTCCTATTGATACAGGAAAACTAAAACAAAACATTGATGCTGAGTTATTTCAAAAATACAAATCAAGATATTTGTCTGAAGGAATTTCTGGCGATTTAAAACAATTTTTAGACAATCCTACATTTGAAGGGTTTGAAGCCTTGCGTACTAACTTGGCAGATGAAATGCGAAGTGCTAAAGATGGCAAGACAAGACAAGCCGCTTATATAGTTCGTGAGCAACTTGAAAAATTACCTATTTTTGGTGAAGAAGGTGGAAGCCCACAAGCAGTTCAATTAAAAGCGTTGGCTGATAACGCCAGAAAACTATATGCTGAACGCCAAAAAGTTATTGCAAACAACCCTGCATACAAAGCCGCTGTCAAAGAGGCTTCTAGTGTTGATGATGTTGTGTCGCAAGGTGAAAGTTTAAACGCGGCAAAGTTTCATGATAAGTATGTGGCTAAAGCAACGCCAGAAGCCATAAGAAGATTAAAGTCAGAAATTGACCCATCAGATGTTGCAAATCAAGCAATTACATTTAGTGAATTAAGTCGTGCTAAAAATGCCGCTGTAAATGCAAGCGAGCGCAACTTAACGCCAGAACAATTTGCTAGGTTTTACAAAAACAACAAATCTGTATTAAAAGAATCTTTGCCACCAGAAGCAATGCAAGATGTTACAGAACTTGGTTTATTGACTAGCAAAATTGGTATGCCTAAAACTGGAACTTTTAACTATTCCAATACATATAGCAGTATGTTGGGTGACCTTGCTAAACAAGGATTGTTGTCTATTGGTGAAGCAAAATTGGCGGCGGCTACCTATGGCGCATCTGTGCCAACGCTAGGTTTAGCAAAGCAATTTGTGCAAAAATTTAATAAAGAAGGATTTGCAAATGAAGCGACAAATCCTTTTGGTGGCTTAACTAAGGATTAAAAATGGCAGTCAATCTTTCCCCAATCGGTAATGGTTTTCAGTTTTTTACCACCACAGGAATACCACTAGCGGGTGGGTATATTTATACCTATGTGGCTGGCTCTACAACACCACAATCAACTTTTACAGACTCAACGGGTGCTACTGCTAACACCAACCCTATCCAGTTAGGAACTGACGGCAGACCGCCTTCTGAGATATGGTTTACCGCAAGTGCTAACTACAAGTTTGTGCTTACTGATTCTGCTAATGTGGTAATACAAACTTATGATAATCTCTACGGCATTATCGGTACTACACCAAGCGTTTCTGCTGTGCCTGCTGGTGGCATTATTATGTGGTCTGGCTCTATTGGTTCTATTCCTTCTGGTTACTATTTGTGTGATGGAACTAATGGAACTCCTGATTTGCGAGACAGATTCGTAGTAGGTGCTGGCACTTCTTATGCTGTTGGCAATACGGGCGGGTTTACATCGTCTGTGACTTCTAACATTGGCACTAACTTGCCTTTGTACTACGCATTAGCATTTATACAGAAGTCTTAATATGGAAGATATTGCAACACGCATTGCGGTTCACGAAGCCATTTGCGCTGAAAGATACAAGAATATTGAGGATTCATTGGCGGCTGGAGAAAAGCGCATGACCAAGATTGAGTACCTTTTGTATGCGGTGATGGCTTGCGTGTTGTTGGGGCCTGGTGTGGCGGCAACTTTCGTTCACAAACTATTCGGGGTGTGACATTGACCCGCTTACCATTGGCGTTGCGTTTAAGGCATTGCAACTTGCCTATGATGGCATTACTTATTGTTGCGAAGCCTTAAACGAGGGCAAAGTAGCGATAAAAAAGGTAAAACAGGCAACAGAAGATGCAAAGACCATTGTTAACGAAGCCAAATCTATCTGGTCATTTTTTGCGGGATTGTTTGGTACTAAAACCGAAACACCCGTTTCTGAAGCCAAGCCTGTGGGCAAAAAGAAGGAAACCTACACAACCCACATCCCAAACGAGTCCGAAATAGTCCAACAATTTATAGGACATTTAGGACAATTTTTTAAACATCATAAGGAATTAACCGAATATGTTGAAATTAAATATGAAGAAATATTTAGAAGCGCTGACCCAGACCCTCAAACGATTCTGGAACTCAGTGTTTACAAAAACGAATTAGACCAAGCCTATGTCAAACTAAGTGGAATGATGAGGGGCGCAAGTGTTCCTTATCAACTAGGGCCACTTTGGGATAACTACAACCAGATTTACTCTAAAGTACAAGTAGAACAACAAAAGAGAAAAGAGCAAATCAGAATCAGAAGGCAACGCGAAGCCTATCAACGGGAAAGGTTTAGACAAGAAAAGATTGAACTTAGCATGGGATTGTTCTTGGTGCTACTCATTGTTTCTTGGCTTTATGCCGTATGGATAAATTCATTT